TACATATCAGCAGTGTCCCGCTAAATATTTTTATTCGTACATTTGTAAGGAGCCACGAGCATTTAATCCTCCCGCAGTACTAGGGAACATAGTTCATGCTGTACTAGAGAATGTATTAGATAATGACAAGTCTCTAGACATCAATGAGTTAGAGCAGGAATATAATAAAAATATTCCCATTTGGGATCCAGATAATAATATACCAAAAGATTTAATATCTGTCGGATCTGTCATCTTGCAGGAATTCTATGATGAATATTACGATAAAAAGTTTAACATATATGAAAAAGAGTTAGCATTTGATTTTATTATTGGATGCTATCGAATACTTGGTTTCATTGATAGGGTGGATGTTATTGGGGATCGAGTTAATATTGTAGACTATAAAACAGGAAAATGGGAAGTTGCCCTAAAAGACGTGCCAAATAATCTGCAACTAGGAATATACGCTCTAGCTATGCATAATATTTTTCCGGAAAAAGAAATCTATGCGGAATTACACTATCTAAGATCTGGCAAGAAAAAAGGTCACCTTTTTACTAGTGAAGATATTGAAAATGTAAAGTTAAAATTGATTAGTTCTATAACTAAAATAATCAATGACACTAACTTTACGCCAACATCCAATGTGCGCATATGCTCATACTGCGATCACGCTAAAAGCGGAGCTTGCCCAACAGGTGTTTTTAGGAACAAAAAGAATAATGGATAACAAAAAAGACCGGGGTTTCCCCCGGCCCTTTTTGTTGGGAAAGCAACTATCAGAAATCAGTTACAGGATTTTCCTCAGCAGAGAGCCAAAGGTCGAAATCCTCAAACTCAGTTACCATTTTGACAGCCGACTGATGGTCGACACCAAGAACCTTGGTCATGTCGTCAATGATCTCTTCGTTGATTGTCTGATTGATGCTGTTGATGATTGTTTTTAGTGTGTTCATGGTGAACAGTATACTCTCTTTCTTTTGGATTTCCAACCTATTTTGATTTTTTTATCAGGATAGTGTATAATTTATCTACGAACTATCTTGATACGTAAAGGATACACAATGGACATACCGATTGTCAACCCAGAACAGTTTTTTTTGGAGAAATCTTCTTTCAAGAAACATCCAAACTTAAAAAATATTAGGAATAAATCTGTTGATTCTGAGATTATTGAAAACGATGCGGTAATTTCCAGGAAAAAAGGTAATGCATATCAGTATACCAAGACTGGTTACAGAAAAGATATAGACATGAATGTTCGTTCTAGTTGGGAAGCAAATTTTGTTAGGGTATTGAAGATTTATAAAATTGATTTTGAATTTGAACCTACCGTATTTTCTTTTCCAATCAAAAGGGGAACCAGGGGTTATACACCAGATTTTCTTTTGAATAGAAATCATGATTGGGTAGAAATAAAGGGCTACCTAGATGATAAAAGTAAAATTAAATTAAAAAGATTTAAAAGATATTATCCAGATGAATTTGAAAACTTTACTTGCGTAATAAGTAAATATTCAAACGACGCAAAGAACTTCATGAAAGAATTAGAGGTTCCTAATATTATCTTTTATGAAGACTTTAGGGATTATTACAGTGAGTATATAGTTCACTGGGAAGGAAAAAAATGACAAGCTACAAAGAACAGTACTATTCCTTAGCTGAAGAGGAAATGCAGAAACTAATATCTGATAGCAAAAAGGGTTCTCAAAAATCTCAAGAAGAATTGTTGAAAGTTTTTAGTAATTTCTTGACTAAATATATTTCTTTATTATACTATGGAAAATTTAATTTAAACGATTATGATATCAGAAGATTTGTTTCTCTTTTTATAAAAGAGCCTTCTGCTAGATTTGCTCTCATGAAAAATAAAATAAGCAGTAGTAATTTAAAAATAGTTAATGAAACAATGCGGGGCATTCATTATATGACAAAAAGATATGGTGACGAAGAAGATATTAGGCAAACAGTCTACATGACATTCTTTCAGTGCGTAGCAAGATATGAGAGGAAGGATTCAGCAAAAGGGCCAATACCATTTAGTGGATTTTTGTATAGCTATTTTTTTTATCTCTTAAAGAAAAATGTAGATACATTTTTAATTGATCAGTTAGGCAGAAAAACATTCCCTTTGCTGGATGACGAGGCTACAAGTGACGAAAGCGACGAAGATTATGTTGTTGGATTTAAGGCTGATCCAATAGAATATAGTATGGAAAGATTGATGGCAACTGATAGAATAGATGAATTCTGGGTATTAGGAGAGAATGTAGAAGGTCCATTTGATAAACTGTCGATACAGGAAAGGCAGCTTTTGAAATGGAGATATGTCGATGGTAAAAGATCGAGTCAAATTTCACAAATTGTCAATGAGCACCCCAATACAGTAAGAGAGCACCTCTCTAAGGTTAGGGAAAAAGTAAAACAAATACTTCTAGAGGACGAGTTCTCGTATGAAGAACTTTACTATCTATTAAAAATGGAGAATAAATGAACAGTTCAACTCTTGAAAAACTTCAAGAAATGCTGCAGCAATTTCTAGGGCCTCAATTGAAAGAGGTTATAGATGCGTACAATGATAATAATAATTCTTACAAATACTTTATTGAAATTCCAGAAACTGATGTTGTAGATTTGGGCATAGAAAAAATAGCTTCTCTTGTAGCAAGAACATCTAATGTGTACGGTAGAGCAGCAAGATTTGCCGGAATATCTAGAGCCCAATACAAGATCTTGGAAGGGAAGTACAAAAAGGTTTACAAATCAAATCGCGTAGGAAAGAATGAAGCAGAAAGAGAAGCTGCAGCTATGGACGCTGCGGAGGATGAATATTTTGCTCTAGTAACTTGTGAGGCGATTGTTAACTTAGCAGAAGCTATGGAATCTGCAGCAAGAATTGCATCTGAATCCGCAAGAAAACTTATGGATAAAATACAGTCTATGCAGGTAGCTTCATTTAGAGAAGACAAGGGCTCATTTATGGAGTCAGATTTTTTTAATACATACTAAAAGGATAATATATGTTTATAGGTTACTATAAAAGTGTTGGATCATCTAAAGAGTTTTATTCTTCTAAAAGAAATGATTTAAATTTTCCAATACAAGTAGAGTATGAGGGCGATAGATACTTGTTGAGTAAAACCATACAAGTGTCCTCAGAATCTCAAGAAAAAAATATTGTTAACACCGCCAAAAAATACGGAATAAAATATGACATTAGAATTGACTCAGGAGCAAATAGCTGATTTAAGGTCAGAAATTGAAAACTTTTTGTTTGAAATATCTTCTCAAGACAGAGAACTATATAGCAGGCAAGAGATAGAAAACATGCTTCTTGACATATATTCTTTACTTAAAACAAACTGAAAACGGTGTTAAATGAATATAGAAGTTTTTTGCGATGGTGCATCACGAGGTCAAGGCCAAAAGAAATTTGGTGAGGCAGCGTGTTCCGCTGTGGTTTATAGAAATAGAAAAAAAATAGCTCAATTTGCCAGAGGCCTTGGGCCAAGAACAAATAATGAAGCTGAATACGAGGCGGTTATAGCTGGTCTGCTTATTTGTTCTATGGCAGATCTGGCTGATCCAATAATATATACTGATTCAGCCGTTGTAGCCAATCAGGTTAATGGAAGATGGAAATGTAAAAATCCAACTTTAATTCCACTATTAATGACAATAGAAGAGATCAAAGATGAGTTCAATTTTCGAGTTGTACAAGTTAAAAGATCGTTTGTCTGGGAGCCAGACGCTCTAGCAAATGCATTTCTTGACGAATTAGAACTAAGAAAAGAACACATTTCCAAGATATAACTGCTATAATATAGTCCATCATGTTAGAAAAAAAATATTATAAAGAATACCCATTAATTGTTGGCCTAGCAGGCAAAGCTGCTAGTGGCAAGACTTCAGTGGCTGAGAGTATAGTTCCTAAGGCGTCGGTAAACCCCATTAATAACGCCGTTATATGGGATCATATATTCTTTACTCTACCATTATATGAAATAGCTTCTATTAAGAGAACTACGCTGGGTCTTCGTCAAAAAGATCGTCAACTGTTCTCTATCCACCAAGTTTTGTTTGATTTATTTGGCGGAAATGCTTTAGGTAATATACCGGATTACAAACATTTCACTGATCTAGTCGAACAGATGTACAGCTTGCCAATAGAACAGGAGCCATTAAAGCCAAGAAGTTTCTTGCAGAAGGCAGGAGATTTGTGTCGCCTATATGACCCCGAGTGCTTTGCTAAATGGGTTATATATAAAGCTTCCAGAATTCATAGAGCAATAATATCTACTGAGTCTTATGAGGATAATCAGCTTCCTGTTGGAATAATTATTTCCGATGTTCGGTTTGAAAATGAAGCTAATAAGATTCTAAGTCAACCAAATGGAGTAGTTATCTACTTTGATGCCTCAGACGATACTAGAAATGAAAGAATGATTAAGCGAGATGGGGCTGTAATGACAGAAGCTCAAGCATCTCATAAGTCAGAGAAAGAATGTGACTTGGTAAAAGCAATAGCTTCTGCTATAATTAATACAGACAACATGTCAATGGAAGAGCAGTCTTCTAAAACTTTAGAAATAATTAACGGATTCGTAAACGCATATGCCTAAAATAACTAAAACAGCAATGGAGCAGTCTAGCGATTCTCCTCTAGATCAGGTGGTTAATCTTTTGAGTAATGAAATTTCCTTAACAAGCTCCCCCATAGTAATATGTGGGGTAAATAGAAAAATCAATATTGGAAACTTTGAAAATATTGATGTCTATGCAGGGGTTACCATACCTTTGCATGGTGTTTCTTTTGTCGACAAAGAAGCTCTTACGGCAGCAGTTGAAGAAGCTGTCGCTTATGGTTTTTCTTTGGCTTCGAAAGAAACTGGTGAGCGCTATATGCTCATTAAAGAATCACAGCAAGGTACAAAGTAATAGGAGATAAAATGAAACTAATTAAAAAGCTTGCAAGAAAATTGCTGTTTCCAAAAAAGAAGCAGTCACCAACCCCTGTTTTTCAGACTAAACCAACTACATCTGCCAATTCAGTCGCAGAACCAGTTATAAAGTTTGAGCAGCCAAAGGTTGGAGGTAGTGATTTAGATGACAAAAAGCCTGTATCTGATACCGAAACTTGTCTAGACAAAAAGCCTGCTACCAAAAAGCCTGGTAGACCAAAAGGGCAAACAAGCAATTCTGCAAAGAAGCCTTCAGCAAAAAAGCCGGCAACCTATAAGCAGAATATGCAAAAAAACCAAAATAAAAATAAGTAAAATATACTAAACTATTTTTTAGACTAGTTATATGGCAGCAGAAATGTTACTATATAACTAGTCTTTTTTTATTGATAAGGTGGTTAATTATGGCCGATAAAGGTTGGGGTAGTAAAACATCCTCAGAGAAGAATTATTACAAATTACTCAAAGATTCTGTTATGAATGTTATCGACACCAAGAAAACTGGTGGACAATATTCAAGCCATTGGACAAAAAATAAAAATGGCAAGTAAGAAAAAGACAGCTTATCAAAAAAAGATTAAGTCTGTTATGGGTGAATACGGTAGAGGTACCCTGCATTCCGGTAAGGGTGGTCCGGTAGTTAAGTCCAAGAAGCAAGCAATCGCTATTGCAATATCATCAGCTGGTAGATTGAAAAAGAAGCGCAAAAAATAATGGCTTTGAAAAAATTTATTTATATAAGTGGACCAAGAATGGGTACAAATAATCAAAAATCTAATGGTCCTGTTTTAAAAAATAAAAAGCGTAGAAAGAAAAAGTAATGGCAGCTAAAAAGGATCCACGCTTAGCAAGAGCTGGGGTAAGCGGTTTTAATAAACCAAAAAGAACACCTAGTCATCCAACTAAGTCTCACATTGTTGTAGCTAAATCTGGTGGCAAAGTTAAGACAATTCGCTTTGGTCAGCAGGGCGTAAAGACTAATCAAACCGTTGGTCAGAGGAAGGCTTTTGCCTCACGCCACGCTAAGAATATATCTAAAGGACCTATGTCTGCAGCATACTGGGCCAATAAAGTTAAATGGAGTCCCAGTAAAACTCAGTCTCCCTCCAAAAAATGGGTTAAAGGATCTTGAGATGGAAGCTGTCATTGTTGCAATAATAACCGCTATTGGTGGGATACTGATGGCCCTGGTTCAAAAGGGTCGCAAAGAAAACAAAAATGATCACAATGTTGTTGCGACAATGTTAATAGATGTCAAAGATGAAATAATTAATCTACATCACAAAATAGATCATGTAGACGAGCAGGTTGACAAAGTGGATGATCAAATGCATGATCACATGATGTGGCACTATCGTAAGTCAAGTGAAAACAAGAAGAAAAAAGAGGAGGTGTAATTATGGCTGGTCACGTAGGAAACAAGAAGATGGGCGGTTCCAAGAAGATGGGCGGTTCCAAGAAAATGGGCGGTTCCAAGAAAATGGGCGGTTCCAAGAAGATGGGCGGTTCCAAGAAAATGGGTGGCAAGAAGATGTACTGAAATTGATTTTCAGTCTTAGTTAAGATTAGAGGAATAGTTATGGCTATGAAGAAGAAGGCAGCTGTCCCCAAAAAGGTGGCTTCAAAAAAAACAGCTGGTCTTACTCCAGCTCAAAAAAAACTTCCACCTTTTATACAAAAAGCTATCATGAATAAAAAGAAGAAGAAGTAATCTTCCTACTTAAGAGGGCTATGGCTGTAGTGTCATAGCCCTCTTTTTTATTTTCTTAGATTACTATATCCTCTGCGGACAACTAGAAGACGAGGGAGATATGTCTAGAATTAAAAATATTTTATCAGCATTATTTATTGTTATAGGTGTAGGGTTATTTATTAATCCAGCAGGTCAAGCTCCAGTAGCTTTAGCCACCAGTGGTGGTGGTGGACCAATCGTTCTAGATGGAATGGACCCAGTATGCCATTCGGGGTGGGAAAGCACTGGACAATACATCGCAAAGGTTCTGAAGAAAGTGCATGACGGCTCCAGAAACCTAAGCAACGGACACATTGCTATCATTGGCTCAAATGCCACTACAACTTCTTGTGGCTCCAACTGGTCCAGTCAGTTAAGCACACAATTTCTAGCAGAGTTTCCTACTGCTCCACAGATAGATTTCTATATTACAGATTCAGAAATTAATACTTTCTTTAGCACTACAGTTACTTCTAATCCTCCAGCCGTATTATGGATACCAGATAACTGGAATCGCACATCCGGCACTGAAGCAATATTTACATCGAATGCAGAGAAAATAGCTGACTTTGTTAATGGTGGTGGCGGTCTTTTTGCCAATGCCGGTTCCTATGGGTGGTTGACAGCATTACTTCCCAACGCCGTTTATAATAATGGAGGATGCAATGGTGGACCAGAAGCTACGACTGATGGGACAAATGATTTTGGATTAAGCAATACATTAGTTGCAGCTTGTTGGCATGGATATTTTACCGGTAATGTCGGCACACTAAAGACTCTTGTTGACTATCCATATAATCCAAATGATTCATCTGATATGACAGCATCGCGCAAAGCAGTATCCATTGGTGGCGGAAGCGTATCCCTACCAAGTTCATTCGTACTATCATATAGTCCTGCAACCCCTCGTGCAGGTGAGCCAATTACTATTACAGCAACAGCTCAAACTTTAGCAGGTGTGCCACAAGCTGGTGTCACAGTGTCTATGACAGTTTCTTCTGGTCCAGATTCTGGACAGACTTTTACTGCAACAACCGATGCAAGCGGGGTGGCTAATATTACTGTTAACACGGCATCACAGGGCACGGCTGTATATACAGCTAGCGCAACGGTTAATGGTGTTGTAAAAGTAGTTTCAATAACAGTTTTGTGGGATCCTCCAGCCCCAACAACGGTCCCAGTCACAGAAGCTCCAACAACTGTGCCAGAAACAACTACGAGCACAGAAGCTCCTGTATTGGTTGAGCCAACCACAACAGTACACGACCATAGTAGTCACGATCATGGAGTGGACACCACAGTGCAGGCACAGCTTCCTTTAACCGGCAGAGATACTAAGTCATCTATGGGTATCGGCGCTTTTCTGATTACTATAGGCATATCAATGTTTATTTTAAATCGAAAGGTTTTAAGAAATGGCAAAACCAGCTGATAAAAAATGGATCCAAAAGGCAATCAAAAGACCTGGCGCCTTTACCGCTAAAGCTAAAAAGCGAAAAATGACAGTAGCCGGTTTCGCAGCTGCCGTAAAAAAGAATCCACAAAAATATGATACAAGAACAGTACGTCAAGCTAATTTGGCTACAACGTTAAGAAAAATTTCTAAAAAGAAGAAGTGAATAGGAGATTATTGTGATATACCCTTATATTAAACTCGTTGTTCCTACAGCATTAAAGGCCCATAAAAATGGACAACTTCCAGCTAATTTGTTGGCTAAGGTAAAAACTGGTGGACAGATGTATGCCCCGGTGGCTGCACAGTTTGACAAGATGTACGACGCAGCACTTGCTGCCGGATACAAGCTGGTCAATGTTGGCGATTACCGTTCTTTTGAGGGCCAGCTATCCATGTTTATGGATCGCTATACTACAACTGATCAGGGTCGCAAGCCTCAGGTGACACGTCAATATGAGGGTAAGACTTGGTACCTTAAGCCAGGTAAGGCCCCTTCAGCTGCTCCTGATCCCACTGGACTTAAGGGATCTAACCACGGTTGGGGTATCGCAATTGATCTCGGCTATAAAGACGCAGCTGGCAAAACTGCAAGCATGGGCGGTGCATGTTTTGAATGGATGTGCGCTAACGCTCCAAAGTGGGGATTCTATCTCCAGACAAGCGACAAGAACTCTAAAGAGTTCGAAGCTTGGCACTGGCAATACTGCCTAGGTGATGCAGCTCCTGACGGATCTGCTGCCGCTCCTGTTGAGGCTATTAAGCCATCTGGCGGTGCCGTTGAAGCTGGGCCTATGGAGTTTAAGTATCCCGGCCAACCAGTTAAGCTTGGTTCCAAAGGCGCTTCGGCTATGTTGGTTCAAGCAATTATTGGCGCAAAAGCTGATGGTGATTTTGGTCCAAAGTCAGTTGAGGCCCTTAAAAAGTGGCAAGCAGCAAATGGTCTTAAGGCTGATGGTGTTGTTGGTCCAATAACATGGGATAAAATGTTCTGATGAAAAAAATAATACTTACTTTAACTGCAATTATTGGAGCCTTTTGCATGGGTCTTTTGAGTGGTTGCAGTGACTCATATCGATACCCTTGTCAGGATCCAGTAAATTGGGAGACTGCGGATTGTAAACCACCTATTTGTAATGCCTCTGGAACGTGTCCAGAAGATATTTATGGGAGTATACCAGGATGAATAATGTAAAAAAAAGATATACGAATAGTGAAATAAAAGCTAGAATGGTTTTCTTTGTAGGAGCAACTTTAGCGTTCACCTTTGCTGTCATAGTTATTGGCGTTATGTACGCACTCGTGTTTGTTACCCAGCCAATTGATCAGCAGTCACCAAATGATAAAGCATTTATCGACTCACTGCTTGTTCCGATTGTATTATTCCTCTCAGGATGCCTGTCGGGTGTTCTGGCAGCGAATGGCTTAAAGGATAAAGAGAAGCCAACTGGTAATAGCTATGGAGTATATGATCAGGACCAAGACTGATGGCCGCAAAGAGAAACGTTCCAAAAAATCCAAAACTATGGAGTCAAGCTAAATCATTAGCTAAGTCTAAGTTTGATGTTTACCCTAGCGCATATGCTAATGCATGGGCTGCAAAAAAATATAAATCAATGGGTGGAACTTGGGGAACTACTTCGGCACCACGTAAAAAGAAGTGATATAATATGGCCGGACCCAAAGGCGTTGGCTTAACTAAATGGTTTAATCAGAAATGGGTAAACATTGGTGCGCCAAAAAAGAATGGCAAATGGCAACCATGCGGGACATCAGGTAAAGGTGGCGGGTACGCTAAATGCGTGCCAGTTGCCAAAGCTAACTCCATGTCTTCTTCACAAAGAAGAAGTGCGGTTCAAAGAAAAAGATCTCAAGGTACTCCATCGAAAGGTGTTAAAGGGCAATCTCCAAAGAATGTTGCTACCTTTAAAAAGAAAAAGAAAAAGTAATGGATGAAATTTTTTCTGGCTTTATGCCGGCAATAAAAAATATTGAGATCACAGCTCAGACACCAATGATAACTGGAGATGGATCATTAATTAATGGCCATATAGTTAAAATAACTCTTGGTGACGATAATGAGATAATACTTTCTGTAATGGAAGATCAGCTTCAAAAATTATTTTTTTTGATATTAAAAGTATTAAATACATAATTACCTATATAATGGTGGTGTGATGTGACATTGTGAGCATCGCACCACCATTTGTGTTATAATGTATGACTATTATGTAGCGTCAAACTGATTCTACCCAATTGAAAAGACGGTGCTAGAATGGCTAAAATTTTATACTATGATATAGAGACAGCTCCCAACCTAAGTTATGTTTGGGGTCATTATGAGCAGAATGTTATTGAACACGAACGTGAATGGTACATGTTGTGTGTTTCATATAGATGGGAGCACGAAAAGTCTACCCATGTTTGCTCTCTTATAGATTTTCCTGAAGAGTACAAAAAGAATCCGGAAAATGATTTTCATGTAGTTAAGAAGCTTTGGGATTTACTGAATGAAGCTGACATAGCTATTGCGCATAACGGCGATAAGTTCGATATGCGTAAAGCTAATGCAAGATTTATTTCCCATAACATGGGTCCAACTTCACCAGTTAGACAAGTTGATACATTAAAGGTTGCTAGAAAATATTTCATGTTTAACAGCAATAGACTAGATCATCTTGGTCAGCATTTGGGAGTTGGCAGAAAAGTTGATACTGGTGGCTTTGAAACTTGGGCTGGTTGTATGCGTGGCGACCTAAAGTGTTGGAAGTTAATGACAAAGTACGCTAAGCAGGACGTAGACCTATTGAGAAACGTCTATATGAAATTGCGCCCATGGATGAATAATCACCCGAATCTAAACGTATATGAAGGTGAGTGTAATTGCCCAACATGTGGATCCGATGATTTGCAGAAGAGAGGCCAAAGATATACTCAGACAGGCGCATACCAGCAGTGGTATTGTAATTCTTGTGGAGCTTGGAGTAGAACTCGTTTAATGGAAGATGTAGAGCGCCCAGGGCTTGTTCCCTAATAGGACTGGAGAGGTGCCAGAGTTCGGTTGAATGGAACATCCTGCTAAGATGTCGACGTTTGAAAGAATGTCCGTGGGTTCAAATCCCACCCTCTCCGCAAAATAAAGGATAATATTATGCAAAGAAATATATATTGTTTTTGGGTTGGACATAATAATACTTTAATGAATCAAAATAGAATTAATGGAATAAAGTCATTAATTAATAATTCTGGCGTTAATGTTATTCTTGTCAATAACGATAACCTTATTGAATACATACTTCCTGATCATCCACTTCATGAAGGATTTCAGTATTTGTCAGACGTACATAAAGCTGACTATCTAAGAACATACTTTATGCATCATTACGGCGGTGGCTATAGTGATGTGAAGCCATGTTCATGGAATTGGAATAAATATTTCAATGAATTAGAAAATAGTGACGCTTTTGGAATTGGCGCCCCTGAAGATGAGGGTGAATTGAGCGTTACACCAAAACAAAGACCATGGTTAGGTCAGCATTGGGATAAGTTAATGACAAATGATTTATATATCTTCAAACCAAACACTCAATTTACGAATGAATGGTATAACAATCTTTTGGAAATAATGGATCAAAAATTAGAAAGACTTAGAGCATATCCTGCAACGTCTCCGAGAGAAGCCGCAGATACAGTTGTTACAAGATACCCAATTGAATGGGGAGAGATTCTATTGGAAATATTTCATCCATTGTGTTATAAGTATACTGATCGTTTGATTAAAACAATGCCTTATCCAGTCACAGTAAACTATAGGTAAATATTATGAGAATCGAAAGTATCCCAAAAGGCGATGGAATCAAAGTAGTCATAGGAACTAGAACTTATATAGGTCCAGATTGGATACATGTAGATATAGATCCATTTTATTTACATGCAACAGATGGTAAATGTTATGACGTTGACATTGTTGCCGATGCTAGAGACATTCCACTACCTGACAATCATGCAGATATAGTTTTTAGTTCTGAATGTTTAGAACATTTTTCTTGGAAAGAATATCAAAGCGCTCTTAAGGAATGGTGTAGAATACTTAAGCCAGGTGGTCTCATCAGAATTGAAGTTCCAGATTTTCTTAATGCCTGTAGGCAGTTATTGAATTTGAATTCTCTTGAGGGTGATAGAGCAATGCAACAAATATTTTTTGCTGGACAAACAAATCAGTACGACTTTCATTATGTGGGATTAACTAGTAGAATGTTAATTGATGATTTTAAGAATTTAGGACTTGAAGTTATTAATGTAGTTGAAGCAGATGAGTTTGGCCTACTAAAAGTAGATGCAGAAAAATCTGTAATTGATCAAGATTATTTATTAAAAATAGATGCAAGAAAGTTATGATATGGTAGACGATTGGTTTGGGAATACAGTTATTTGTACAGCCGTAACTGGTGGGTACGACTATGCATTTAGGCAGCCTCCTTTGCTAGGAGTTGATTATATATTCTTTACAGATGGAAATTCCCCTAACGAAATTCCAAGTCCATGGAAGATAGAATTTTTACCTGAATGTGATAGTCACCTGGACAATAGACGTAGAGCAAAGAGACCTAAGTTAAATCCGCACTCTATTCCGATTCTAAATAATTATAAATATATGATTTGGATAGATGGAGAAATGCAAATCATTAATCCAAATTTTGTAGATGAAATAATGCAGTTTATGAATAATGGATTTGTTGCATCATTACACCCCGATGCTGCTGTTGAAAATGGAAGATACTGTGCTTATGGCGAAGCTACAATTAGGCCTCCCAAGTATGCAAGTGAACCTCTTGATGCTCAGTGTGATTTTTATAGATCAGAAGGTTTTCCTGAAAATTACGGACTGTACGCTTGTGGTCTCTCTGCAAGAGATATGACTAATGAAAAGGTTAGACAAATTGGTGAGTTGTGGCATGAGCAAAATCTCACATGGTCTTATCAAGATCAAGTAAGTTTCCCATATTGTTTATGGAAATATGATTTCAAGCCAGACATTCTTCCAAAGACTTTATACCACATGGAATGGTTATCTTTAAATTTACACAAGAAAGAAGATTGATATGAGTACATTAAAATTTAATCTAGGCGGTATTGGATGCAATACAGATTACAAAACAGTAAACCTAGCAGAAGTATGTGATATCAAAGCTAATATTATGGATTTGGATTCATTCTGTCAAGATAATACTGTAGATGAATTTTTTCTCTCCCATACGTTAGAGCATATTCCCGTAACAGATTATAAAAAATTTGTACTTCATATGCACAGAAAGCTTAAAGTTGGTGGAACAATTAGAGTAGTCCAAACAGACATTGGAAGACTAATCCAAATGTGGGTTAACGGTGAAATTTCCTTTAGAGCTATGAGAGCACTAATATTTACACCGGCAAGTAGATGTGACTCTAACATTCTTCAGCAGCACCAGAGTATGTGGTCCCAGCAAGAGTTAATAAAGGATTTTGAAGCTTTTGGAATGACAGCTGAAGGTTTTGATGCAGGAGTCTGGCTATACGATATTGATGACGACATTCTTCCTGAAGAAACAAAAAATGACTTTGGAAAACGTATGCCAAACCTTGGTGTACTTGCTACCAAAATATAATTACTATACTCCTAGATGTATTAAAAATATGTAAGGAGTTAAAATGGCCGGTAAAAAGCCCGCAAAGAAAAATGTTTCGAATTCACCTGTAGCTACTCTTAAAGTAGAACAACCAGGTAAGCCAATCCTATATGTAGGATTAAAGGGTAGATCCTTTACCTGCCCCACATGCAGTAGAGAACTCCAACGTGGTATGGTTTATGAGCATAATAATGAAAGATTCTGCTCTAGAAAGTGTATAGGTTGACGTAAAAATGCCTTTGACAAACTTAGATGAAGTAAAGCAATATTATCCAAAGGGCTATTCAGCCCCAAATATGAGTGGAAACAATGCATTTGAATCTAATCACTTTGTCAACTCAAAAAATCAAGCACATGGAGTCAATACTAATCACGGATGGAAATTACACGCAGATCTTAAGGCGCAGCTCACGGAAGAAGAAGCTTACGCAAAGTTGGGATTAAAACTCAGGGATCCCTCAGGGGGGATAACGAAAGGCGTTGATGTTGTTGATCAAGAACTTTACTTGAATTTTGAGAAAAGAACAAGTGCTCTTGGAGTTAACCTTAGGAATATGAGTGAAAAAGATCGCCAAAAATGGTTGTATAAATTCCTCCTAAACGGAGGTAGAGAGAATATTGATGATGTAGCAAAATTTGTTGATCCTAATGATACTTTGAGATTAGTTGAACTACTAGGAGAAAATGATATAGGATTTAAAACAAGCTCAAGCTATGGATCAGGACGGCACTTTACCTTCTATGCTCAATCCATAGAAGAAAGAGATAGGATTATTGGCGCCTTAGAAGGAAGCGATATCGCTGATCGTCTCGAGGATCAATATGATCCTAATTATCGCAAAACAATAAGAGAAGGCGTTGAAGAAAAAAATGCCCCCATTTCTCAGAAAACAAGTGGTAGATTCACCACAGATTATCTTAATCCACATTACGTTGATGATAGTGGGCGTCCATATTTAGATTTACAGCATGATTCTGAAAGTTTGGAAATAAAAGATCAACCAGGAAGAACTCCCGCCAATCCAGCACAAGTGGAAGAAAATAAAAAGCTGCTGATCAAAGGCACTCTTGACACAAAGGATATGGAGGCAGTTGAGCAGGTGAAAAACAATTTTCCAGAAATGGATGAACTCTTACGCGGTAAACCTGGTTACACTACCCCATATTCAACAATTGAAGATCAAATAGCATGGCGACAAGCAAATGGAGTAATGGGGTATGATGAACATGAATTTATAAAGCCACGTCCTACGGCAACTACCGGCCCAACTCCAGGCTCCGTTCCTTCTCAGCCTACGGTGACTACCGGTGAAACTCCAGGCGCAGGTGGGCCACGTCCTACGGCAACTACCGGCCCAACTCCAGGCTCCGTTCCTTCTCAGCCTACGGTGACTACCGGTGAAACTCCAGGTAGAAAACCAGTTGGCAGACCGGTTACCACTGCAAATACGCCATCGCCACCACCTACAGCAACTCAAGCTAGAGAAACAGCAGAAAAAGTTACTAAGTCTGGTAACGCAACACCCCCACCAAAAGCAACAATACAGTCTACCGCCCCAACGCCATCAAGACCATCTAGTGGAGCTCCAGTTAAATCCCCAGGCAGACTTAGAACTGCAGCCGATGATTTATCTGCTGCGGTCACACAAGGTCCAAATGGTGCTAGAAATCTTAAAATGTTAGGAATAGCTGGAGCTCTTGGAGTTGCGGGATTTGGAGTGTCTCGTTTTAGAGGCTCTGCTCAAGACGATGAAGAAACTAGAAGAAGATTAGAGATGCAAAGAAGGGGCACAATGTAGTAATATATTGTTACTATATTTTTATGCAAAAGATCGGAGAATAATAATGTCTATTTATTGGTTAGCAGAATTTTTAGAAGAAATGGATCAAAAGCTTGCTCCAGCAGAGGCTGAGTATGTAAACGCCATGATAGGTATTGTGGGCAAGTATGGAAAGCTAGCCAATGATGATGGCAATGGCATTTGGGTTGGGTATGTCCCAGGTATTGAAAATGATAATCTTCCCATAGGGGTTAAGTGTGGTAATTGCGCATTTTATGAGGGTAATGGCATGTGCAAAATTGTCGCTCAAACTGTCGAAGAGAACGGGTATTGCAGACTTGCTGCAATTTGGCAAGGCGCTGTGAATGGCGGTTCCAAGGATGAGTAATTATTGGCTATCAGAATACTCAAGCGGCGATGATGAGGAAATGCCGGAAGATGAAATGCCCGAAGAAGAACCTGAGGACGAAGAGGATCCAGATGATCCTGAAGAAAAATTAAATCCTCGTCAAAAAATGATGTATGATCATTATGAACATTTGGTAGAAATGTTTGGTAAATTTGATCAAACAGCCAAAGCAAATGGTGCGCACTATGCTCCTGCTAAATTAAATCCTTTTATTAAAGAAGGTATGATTTGTTCTAACTGTGTGTTCTTTATGGGCGGACAGGGATGCGAAATTGTAGCTGGAAAAATAGAACCTAACGCTATATGTAAGTTATGGATTATTCCTGAAGATCTTATTGTAAAATAAAATCAATCAGAGTCATCCATTTCCTTTTTAATAACAGCGCCAAATAAAACTATAATTAAAGTAGCTACGCTAATCTTTATACCCCAAGATTGAACATCTCCAGACAAAGTGATGAGAACTAGTATTGTTCCAGCTATTGTCCAAGCTTGTTCGTAAAGTGCAGCTATTAATTTCTTTAAAAATTTCTTCATTATATCTCCCTGTTTATTATCTTCTTCTTGAAGCTCCAGCTACTGGAGCAACTGCTATGACTGCACCAGCAGCTATAACGGCTCTTCTTTGTCCTACGTTTATATTTGAACCTAGTGGGACATAAGTGTTTAGACTTCCTGAACCAAATATATTTATTTCTTCTTCAAATGAAGAACGGACTTCAGTTGGAGCATCTTGCACCGCAGCAATAATTTCCAAAGCTTGCTCTTCTGTTATTTCTTCTATGGGGATCTCAGCAAAAATTTCTGCTGCCTGTTCTCCATCGATAGATGATAGTACCTCTGCGCTGGTCGCAATCTCAGTTGCTTGCTCCTCTGTTATTCCATTTTCTATAATTGCATCGACAGCTTCTTGGACTTGCTCATCAGTAACTGTGTCACTACTTAACGCGTCAACTAGATTTTCGAATTGTTCGTCACTTAATGGTTGATCCAAAACGGCATCAATGACTGCAGTAAATTCTTCATCACTCAGTGGTTCTTCGAACACGGTATCCAAGACTTCAGCAAAGGCTTCGTCACTTAGTTCTTCTGCGAATACTTGATCAATAACTTCGGTGAATTGTTCTTCCGAAAGGTCTCCTGATAATAATTCTGTAGCAGCTGCAACTAATTCTTCTTCACTGTCAGCTGAAGTTAGTATTTCGTCTACGGCATTAGCAAATTCTTCTTCAGTTAAATCACCAGATAAAATTTCATCTACTTGATTTTGTATGTCTTCTGGAACTGTTTCTTCAGGTTGGGTATCTTCTGGTGTGTTAGGCTCTGGTTCTACTATTTCTGGTTCAGTTGTTGGTGGATCAGTGTCTGGTGGTATAACGACTGGAGGAGTTGTTTCTGGTTCAGTCACTGGTGGTTCAACTATTTCTGGTTCAGTTGTTGTAGTTGTTTCCGGTTCTGTTGTTGGTGGTTCTGTTGTTGTAGGTCCAGTCGTTGTGGGCACTGTTGGCATGGAAATTAAAACTTCAGCAACAGATGCTGTCTGTGAGTACACGCCAAACGTGTCATTGTCTGCTCTTACTGAGATCGTGTATTCAACATCAAGTCCACCAGTAGATTGAAATAATGAATAATTTAAAATAATTGAAGTATTTAATGCAGTCTGATCGCCCACATTACCAGTAGCAACACCCCAACCAGAAGTGCCATTACTCCAAGAAACTGCATATCTTTCAGGGGACACTCCAACATTATCATCTGCTGCCTCCCAGCTTATGAGTAAGCCATCTTCGGTGAGCAAGGTGGTTAGATTGGCGGGCTGCCCAAGAAACTTTGGTAGTGTAGTGGTTGTGGTAGTAGTTGTGGTGGGCGTTGATGTTCCAAATATCTTAATATTAAATCCACACCATTCGCTATTCCAGTTGCTCATGGTTACTCCATTGCTAGTGCCGCCAATGTAAGAAGGGTAGTTATTAACATCATACGGTTCCAGCCATGCGCTTTGCCCAGGTTCAATGAGTCCGGCAAAAACTGCTGCAGCGCCAAAGTTTGAGTCATCTGTAAACGGTCCACTTCCCCATCCACCACCATTTATTGTACCCGTTACATAAATGGGTGAATATGGCCCACAACCTCCACCACTATAACTTCCCTGAGGAATGGTTGTGGTTGTAGTAGTTGTAGTTGGAGTAGGCGCTGAATATGTAGCAGTGACCGAAAGCCATTTACCGGTGCCTGGACATGGATCACCAAAAACGCTATTGTTCGCACCAATAACTAGAGTATTTTGTCCAAGAAATTGTGCCTGCTGTTCACCACTTAACGTTGCATGGCAACTTTGATTTACTGCATAGTTTTCATTTTCGCCAGTTGGAGTTCCATAGGACATAAATGTTATGCCAGTAAACACTGATCCTTCTGGCGCCTCTAGTGTTAATATTTGGTTTTCCCAAACTTTTGCGAACATAGAAAGTTCAGTTGTTGTTGCTATGAGTGATGCATTTTTAATTACTGGCCCATAGCATCCAGCCCAAAAAAGAGAGTCTACGCCAGAAAAAGTAACAGTAACCAGTTCATTTTGTTCTGTTGTTGTTATTTGTAGAGTAGAAGCTTGAATCACTCCGGCGGTTAATACTCCGGTAGTATCTGACTCATTGGAGTCAGACAGGGTGGCACTGTATGTTCCACCCCATTCACTACTAGCAAGAAATGATAGTTCTAAATTGGATGGAGAAGGAACAATAACCTGTTGTGTTACAGAGTTTTGGACATAACTAAATGTTAATTGAGAAGCCGCCCAAAGCCCTAAGCTTGGAGAGCCACCAGAACATCCTGCTCCGCCGTTGGCTCCGGTCCACCCCCCACCATTTGCTGAAAAATTTCCATTAATTAAAATGTTTTCCGATGTCGCCCTAACATTCATTGGTGCAAAGAATCCAACAATAGCAATACAAACTGTTGATAATCTAAGTAAATTGCCAATAAAATTCCGCATATAAGACTCCCATCCACTATTAAAATAGTAAGACTTAACTACTTAAATCAAATCAGCTTTAACTAGCGCAAACATAAAAAATATGTTACTATTGTTGTATAAAGCGCTTACTTTATCTATGTTTATAGAGGTTTTTAATGGCCAATACTCTTGTTCTAAAAAATTCAGGTACCTCTACGTCCGTACCCTCCAGTTTAACTCATGGTGAAATAGCAATAAACTATAACGATGGAAAAATATTTTATAAAAACGCTTCCAATACTATAGTTACTGCAAAATTAATTACTGGAATTACTGGAACAACAGATCAGATTACTGTTACTGAAACCTCTGGTTCTTTTGCGATTAGTTTACCTTCGACAGTTAAATTAACTACTTTATTTATTGATAATATAGAAGTAGATACAACTGGTGCAACTAATGGTCAAGCATTAGTTTATAATGGTACAAAATTTGCACCGGCAACAGCAACTGGCCCTCAGGGAGCACAAGGAGCACAAGGGGCTCAGGGTCCACAAGGCTCCGCTGGGGCACAGGGTCCCCAGGGGGACGCTGGTCCACAGGGCGCTACAGGTGCCCAGGGGGCAACTGGCCCACAAGGAGATGTGGGCCCCCAAGGCGCTACAGGTGCCCAAGGCGCTACAGGTGCACAGGGACCACAGGGTGACACCGGCCCTCAGGGAGCTCAAGGTGCTCAAGGCCCCCAGGGTGCTAGTGGTGTAGCTGGAGCATTGAATGATTTATCTGATGCTGTTATTACGTCTCCTGAAGAGTTCCAAGGTCTTTCTTATAATGGCTCATCATGGGTAAACAGTCATCAGCCGTTGGTGTCATATGTCCGTAACGCAGAATCCACAACCATTACGACCGGTACTTGCGTTTATCTATTTGGCGCCACAGGAGACCATGCCACAGTAAAAAGGGCTGATAACAACAGTGATACTACTTCGGCAAAAACTGTTGGTATAGCCGGTGCTAACATTACCGCTGGCAACAACGGACCTGTTATTACCCGTGGCTATGTTGATGGTATTGATCTTTCTGTTGGATATACGGCTGGCGATATCTTGTGGTTGGGAGAAAATGGGGCATTTACTACTACTAAACCCAGCGCCCCTGACCATTTAGTTTTTATTGGTGTTGTTGTTCGAGCTACTAACAACGGTATTATCTACGTTGCTACTCAAAACGGTTACGAACTTGATGAACTTCATGACGTAAGTTTGCCTTCACCTAACTCTGGGGAGTTTCTTAAGTACAACGGATCACTGTGGGTTGCTGATGCTATTGATCTTGGAACCGATACAACCGGAAATTATATGGTTGATGTATCTGCTGGCACGGGAGTGTCAATAACGCATACGCCATCGGAAGGCAGCACTGCTACAATAGGTATTGGTCAAGCAGTAGGTACGACCGACAATCCAACTTTTGCTGGAGTCACAGCTGATGCCATTAGAATAGGTGTTACAGCATCTAATGAAATAGATACTTCGACTGGTAACTTAACAATTGATTCCGCCGGTGGCACAACAACAATTGATGATAATTTAATTGTATCAGGTGATCTCACAGTATCAGGCACAACAACCACAATCAACAGCGAAACAATTAATTTAGCTGATAATATAATTACCCTTAACAGTAACTTTTCTACTGGCTCACCAACAGAAAATTCTGGCATTGCGGTGTTGCGTGGATCATCTCCAACAGTTTCAATGCGTTGGAATGAAAGTCTAGACAGGTGGGAATATACTGAAGATGGCACAAACTTTGTTCAATTAGACGGAACTGGACCCCAGGGTGCTCAGGGTGCAACTGGCCCACAGGGCGATGTTGGTCCCCAAGGGTCAACTGGGGCAACTGGTTCGCAGGGTCCACAGGGAGCAATTGGAGCTACTGGCCCACAGGGTTCCCAGGGATCCACGGGATCTCAAGGTCCGCAAGGTGATACTGGTCCACAGGGAGCAACTGGAGCCCAAGGTGCTACCGGTGCCCAAGGGTCACAAGGAGATATTGGCCCCCAGGGCCCACAAGGCGCGCAAGGAGCTCAAGGGGCAACTGGTCCTCAAGGTCCCCAAGGTGATGTTGGCCCACAAGGAGCTACAGGAGCTCAGGGTTCAACGGGTCCACAAGGAGACATAGGACCCCAAGGAGCTCAAGGACCAATAGGTCCTCAAGGTTCTCAGGGAGCTACTGGAGCGCAAGGTCCGCAGGGTGCAACTGGCGCCCAAGGTGCAGTTGGCCCACAAGGTGACACTGGCGCCCAAGGCGCAACAGGTCCCCAGGGTTCCCAGGGAGACACTGGCCCCCAAGGTGCAACCGGTCCACAAGGAGCCACTGGCGCAACTGGATCACAAGGTTCCACAGGCGCCCAAGGAGCTCAAGGAGCCCAAGGCGCTGCCGGATTATCTTCCAGCTTCTACAACTATACTGCAAAAACTGGAACGACAAGTGGCAATCCTGGTTCTGGATATTTAATTTGGAATAATAATAGTCAAACAAGCGCAACACAAATAAATGTTAGTCATTTAGACAACTTGTCAAATGACGTTGATGTGTTCCTTTCTGTTATTAAATCTGGCGACACAATAATAATTCAGTCTGTTTCTGATTCAGATGATTATCAAAAATGGACAGTGTCTTCAACTATTACTGTTAATCCAAATAGTTATGTAGAAATACCAGTAAGTTTAATTACTTCTGGGGGAGACGGCACCACTGGTTTTGCAAATGATGCGGGGTTATTATTCATATTTTCCAGTATTGGCCCTCAAGGTGCTCAGGGAGCACAAGGCGCAACCGGAGCGCAAGGCGCTACTGGCTCTACTGGTCCTCAAGGCCCTCAAGGTGACGTTGGTCCCCAAGGGGCTACCGGAGCACAGGGTTCCACCGGGGCACAGGGTGCCACTGGAGCACAAGGGGATACTGGTCCCCAGGGAGCAACTGGCCCCCAGGGATCAACTGGCCCTCAGGGTGATATAGGCCCACAGGGAGCAACTGGCCCCCAGGGAGCAACCGGCCCACAAGGGGCAACTGGCCCGCAGGGAGCTCAGGGTGATACCGGTCCACAAGGAGCCACCGGCCCTCAAGGTGACACAGGTCCACAAGGAGCCGCCGGCCCTCAAGGTGCAACCGGCCCTCAGGGCGACATTGGTCCACAGGGGTCTACCGGCGCCCAAGGTGCAACCGGCGCCCAAGGTGCAACTGGCCCACAGGGAGCTACCGGTCCACAAGGAGATGTTGGTCCCCAAGGTGCTACAGGAGCTACTGGACCACAAGGAGATATGGGTCCTCAGGGTGCTACAGGAGCCACCGGTGCCCAAGGCCCCCAAGGTGCAACCGGCCCACAAGGAGCAACTGGCCCACAAGGAGCAACTGGAGCTCAGGGTGCAGAGGGTCCTCAAGGCTCCCAAGGCGCCCAAGGCGCCGAGGGACCTCAGGGCGCTCAAGGTGCAACAGGCCCAGTTGCAGGCTCCGCTAATCAAGTCGTATACAAAGACGGGACAAATGCTGCCGCAGGCAGTGCAAACCTCACATTTGACGGAACTCGCTTAACTGCTGCAGCATTAACAGTAGATACAAATACACTATATGTTGATGCAACAAATAATCGTGTTGGCGTAAATACAGCATCTCCAGCGACAGCTTTTGATGTTATTGGCACTGCGACCATTCGTACGGCAGCCACACAGGATGGCGTTGCACTTGCGGGTCGCGCTGGTGGTACGAGTACGTATGAAGTTACGCTAACTCCCACAACACTAACTGCAGATAGAACACTAACTCTTCCAAATGCTTCTGGAACTGTAGCAACTACAGCAAATTTGGGGCTTGTATATATATCTAGCGGAACATTTTCTGGCGCTACACAAGTAAATTTGCAGTCTGTTTTTTCTGCTACTTACGAAAACTATCGACTAGTTTTAACTAACTTACAGGCAGCTAGCACAGACTTCTACCTATTCCTCATAAACATGCTATCAAGCAGCACTGCAGCTACAACAAGTTACTATTATGCAATGCAAGGGTTGACTTTCGGTGGAACTACTGATAATTACACTGGACAGAACTCTTCACTTGGGGTTTGCGGCGCAATATCCAACTCCGACATTCACATAGTCATGGATATTTCTCGTCCGAATGTTGCCGATAGGACAATAATTTCAGCACATTGCGCATCAGCGTGGGGTAATTATACAGCGACTGTGCAGCATACAACGGCAAGTGCGTATGATGGAATACAATTAAATAATTTTAGACTTGGTTCTAGCTCAGTCAATCTATCTGGAACCTGGAAACTTTATGGGTACACAAATTAATAGGAGACAACAATGCCAAGAGTAAGATATGTCTATGATGGCACAAATCAAACTGAAACAACAGGTAATTTTAGTGCCGGAGAAGAAACAGCGCAAGATGCACAAGACGCTACTAATGAATCAACTTATAAAACTAATTCAAAAGCGGTTAGTCGCGATATAGCTGACAATCGTAGATTTATTATGGAGGTAATTTAATGCCTATTCAAATGAAGAGGTTATCTGGTCCAGACAATTTTGCCTCTGCAGATACCGAAGAAGATTTATATACAGTTCCAAGAAATACCGGTTACACAACTACAACTGTTATTAAAGAAATTATCCTCTGCAATACCGCAGCTTCTGCTGCAACTGTCACTTTGTGGTTAAAGCCAAAAAATGTTACGGTTGCAACGGATCATGTATTTATCAATGCGCTTTCACTAGCGGCAAATGAAACTGTTACTTTATCTACATCTTTAATATTAACAAATGATGATAATACGGCTGGAGATACATATTCTGATAAAATTCGTGGAAAAGCAAGTGCAACTACAGTAAACTATATAATAAATGGTTATGAAGAGTACTGATATTTATGGGAAAGTTTATTAGGGCAAATAATACTACAACAGGAATTAGTTTTGTTGGCGGTACTTCGTCCACACATTCTGACTTACTTACCATGTCAAACTTAGTTGACGTTCCTGACTCAATTTATGGATCCGCAGCTGATGGATCAGTAACCTTTGATGGCTCAAGTACCGTTTTGTCAATGGCGCCAGCATCTTCTGTATACACAATGACTAGGGATATATATTGTTACAACTTAACTTTATCGGCAAACGTGCGCTTAAATCCAGCTGGTTATAGAATTTTTGTACAAAATTTATTAACATTTGGTAGTGGGTCTACTATTGGTTTTACCACAGGTTTTTCTACCGCTGGATCAATACAACAGGGCGGAGCAGCAAACAATGTTTCGTTGTCGCCAGTGACACATAGCCTTGGGGGCTCAAGCGCAACATATAATGCGACAGCACCAACAGCAGCTACAGGCGGAACCAACTATTACAAACAACCATTTCAGGCAATAAAAGGATATTCCATTACTGGGTCTTCGACTACTCCAACATTTTTAAAAGGTGGAGCTGGCGGAACAGCTGGTGCTGGAGGCGGAGTTGTAATCTTAGCTGCTAGATTTATTGGCGTTTCCAGTGGCACTGGTTACATTAAAGCTCCTGGAACAGCGGGGGCTGGCGGTGGTGGCGGTGGTGTTATTATTATTATTTCATCTGCAGCAACATTAAATTCTGGTGTTTCCACTGATGTTACTGGTGGGACCAGCTGCGTTGCTGGAACGGTAATTTATTCACAGGTGGCATAGTTATGGTTGGCAGGATTCGAAGAATAAATAAAACAATTACACAGCGTGATGATTCAATTTTTGGCGAAGGCACTGACGGTGCTGTGACAATATCTAGTGGTACAACATATTTAACAAAAGATATGTATTACACTAATCTAACAATCAACTCTGGCGCAACATTATTTACTAATGGTTTTAGAGTTTTTGTTAATGGAACATTAACTAATAATGGAACACTAGGAATGCCAACTTTAACTGCAGCTACTGTAGCAGATGGTTCTGGCACAGTAGCTGGCAGACAAAACGCTCTTAATCCAGCTAAAGCATGGGGCACAAGCACAGACGCATTATCTGTAACAGATATGCACGATATGGACGATGCTGTATCAGGTTGGTTTATTACTTCAGCTGGGGCAATTACCAAAATAGGATCAGGCTCACTTGGGGTAGCTGGTTCAAGTGGAAATGTTGCGGCTGCAACTGCTGGTAATTATCCTGGTCATTCCAATACGGTTGGTGCTGCCGGTGGAACAGGCAATGCGGCGACAGCTGGTACTGGTGGAGCAGGAGGTCTTGGTGGTGGATTGGTTATTGTTTTAGCCAAAAATATCTCTGGCACTGGTTATATAGTTAGTTATGGATTTGCTGGAAACCCAGGAAATCCTGCGGTGCAAGGTAATCCAGCTCCAAATATTAGCGGATATCATACTGGCGGATTCTATCATCATGCTATTAATGGACACAGGATAAGTCCTGCTACTAGTAATCAAAATAGCCCCCATCATAACCATGGAAACCATAATCATAATGCCGGAGTCCTTCCTGGAAATCCAACAAATGCAACAGGAGTAGTCAATGCTGGGCATCATCCTGCAACTAACAATCACGCACATGCTTCACATGGTACTAATCATAATAGTGGCAGCAATTTTAGCAATAGTCCTCCTTATGTAATTTACGTATTAGCACATAATGGTGGGACGAATCATAACTCCGGTAACGGTCATCATCATCATCCAGCTAATGGAAGCAGGCCTTCGCCTCATCAAGCGAATTCAAACGCTGCGCATCATAGCCATGGTTCACATACGCATACTCCAGTTCACATTTTTGGGCATGCGACATCAAACCATAATGGATCTCATTCTTGTGATTGTAATCATGGCGCTCATCATCACAATCCTGGACATGGTCATCACGCTGGCAATCATAATGCCGGAAATCATCCCTATCCACACGGGGTGGGTGGGCATGGATCTGGGCCTAATCCAACGTCACACAACGCCCACGCTGTAACTCATCCTGGTCATGGCCATCATCATACGGCAGAAACTCCCCATGGTGCATCTAATCCGCATTCATATGGTGGAGCAAAAGGCATACCTCACTCAGCATTGGTTTTGGGTCATAATGGAAGCAATCCGCATACAAGTGGAAGCCACCCTCATGGAGCTGGAAGTACTGGGCCAAGTCCTAATGCAACCATAACTGCAGGCAGCCACAATGCAGGTGACCACACACACACGGCTGCCACAGTAAACCACAGCTCCGGAGCAGTTACCAGCAATAGAACAGCAGCTCCAACTCACACTGCAACAAATGCAAATTATACTGGTGGGTCTGGAGGTACAGCAAATCCGGGTAATACTGGTGCAACAGGGAGTACCGGTGGTATAATTGTCGTTACAAGAAACGCCGGAAATGCTGCTAATCAACTAGGACATTCTAATTATTCTAAGATACTAGATATCTAAAAATAATATGATATAATTGTACAAACTTAAGGAGAAAAAATGTCATTTTTTAATTCAATTAGTTCAGAAAGAAAACTTCAAATTGTTGAAGCAAGAATATCTTCATTAAAAGAACAACTATGGACACTTTTAATCGACGCAGAAATTGACCCAGACACATTAGATGTTAATACTTTTGATGCAGCTATTGATATAGCTGAAAAGTTCTCTTATTTAAGAGAACAGTATGTAAATTTAACATCTATTATTGAAAAAATGGAACAAGTAAAATCAGGATTAGAATAATTTATGAAATTTAAAGAACACGCTACGTGTGTAGTTGAATATGAAAATGTTTTTGACGCACAAAAATTTATAATTCTTCTAGAAGAAGAATGCAGTGAATCATGGGGATATTTGTCTTGGCAAAGATCTACTGTTGGCACTGGTCAAGTTTCTGATATTAGAACATCTCTAAGTTGTGAGCTAGAGCCAATTAATAGCAAAGATATTCAAATAGAGCGAGTAAAGCCACTTGCCGCTGAATGGATCTCTATGTGGGAGAAAGTGGACCCCATAGTATGGGACTATAGAAATTATTTTGAGCTAGACCTAGATGCCGACGAAGGATATAGGGTGTTAAAATATTCTGCAGGAGCGGAATATGGCATTCATCACGATCATGCTCCAATGAACGCAAGAACGTTAAGTTTAGTTGCCTTTTTGAATGATGATTATACTGGAGGCAATTTAGTATTTCCTAAGTTTAATATTTCAATTAAGCCAAAAGCTGGAAGTGTTATTCTTTTTCCATCCAACTTTCCATACGCTCACATCGCAGAACCAGTAGGTGAAGTTGATGGTACAACTAAATATTCATTAGTTACATGGTTTAGATGATTGAGGAAATAATGGGATATAATCTGCAAAAAGATTTTGAATATGTACAAAGTAAACTGTGTGAAATAATAATTTTTATTGGTGGAGAAACTGATGTGATTTCTTCTTATAATATAAATACATTATTGCAGATGTGCGTAGATGTATATGGCCAAAATAACTACAATGACGCAGAATTGCTTAGCTTACAGCAGAGTCTTAGAAGACTTTGGTATATGTATACCGTATTAAAATGGAGATTAGAAAATGTCTGAAAATTATGCTAATCCAGAAATATCTAATATTTATTCAAAAACCAAAAGTTTTGAGCTATCGCACGATGATTTAAGACAATCTTTTTTAAATGTTCTTGATAGCGAAATACAGACTGGGGTAGATAGAAGTAACGATGCAAGAGGTATGTCTCAGCAGCTGAACTGGCACTCTGCGGTATTGGGAAATTTATGTCACGACAACAGCTCTGGACTAGATGCTGAGTTATTTGTTAGATCTTTAGCTGAGTTTGTAACTAGGTTAAAAAATCCAAATACAGCTTTGTGTGGGACAATATGCCATCTAGTTATGGCGGAGATAAAAAAAATTGTTCCAAATATTGACTATATAAATACAGTGCACCTAGATTATTTAGAAAAATATTTGAATGAGTCTATCGATAGCAGCAATGTCATCCTAATGCAGGATATTGAAACTTCTTCGTTAGATAAGTTTTATGATCTTATTTTTATAGACTTTGAAATATTTAGTCACGATCTGTCTTTAGTAGACAATCTTTGGGCAAAAGTAGCCCCAAATGGCTTAATGTGTTTATGGAATGTTAATGATTTTCACAAAGTCTATCAAAGAGGCACTGGGCATGCCTGGACTCAATACCTAATGTCATTAACTGAGCGTGAAGACATGTACACTTTCCACATTCCAATTCTAACAGGATTTACGTTGGTTATTAAAAGATGAATCAAAAAAAAATTATAGTAGTAGGTTCAGGAACAGCTGGGCTTGTAACTGGATTAATTATTAAATCTTATTTTAAAGATTATAGTGTAATCAATATATCTTCCAGTAAACGTGGTATTATTGGAGTAGGAGAAGGCTCAACTGAGCATTGGCGCATATTTCAAGATATCATCGGCATTCATCCTCATGATATGATTAAAAATGTAGACATTACCCATAAGTATGGAATTAGATATGAAAATTGGACAAATCATACTCCTGATTATTTTCATAGCGTTGGTGGCACTGGGGTTCATTTTGGTAGCTTTTGGGCCGGATACGCAACTGCGCTAGAGAACAATAGATTGTTAACAAACACCTATTCTTGGCGCGGAATAGTAGAAGATAAAATTATTGATCTTGGTGAAAAAACACATTATGGATCTAATCAATATCATTTTGATACATTTAAGTTAAATGAGTATCTAATTAAATTGTCTAAAGAAAAAGGAATTATTTTTATAGACGATGATGTAATTGATGTTTTTGTATCAGAAAATGGATACATTGAAAGTGTACTTACTAAAGAAAATAATCAAAATATATCTGCAGATTTTTTCGTCGATGCAACTGGATTTCATAGGCAGGTTTTAAGCAAAATTGCCGACCAAACATTTATTCCGTATAGAAAATATTTACCGTGCGATAAGGCAATAGCCTTTCCTACAGAAGCTGATCCATCAGGAAGAATACGTCCATATACTAGAGCACGAGCGCTAAAAAATGGTTGGATGTGGGAGATACCAACGTTAAGCCGTAGAGGAAATGGTTATGTATTTTCTTCTGATTTTTGTTCAACCGAACAAGCTATCAAAGAGGCTTCTGAAATTCATGAATTTGAAGTTACTCCAGCAAAAGTTATAGATTTTACTTCTGGATATTTTAAAGAAACATGGAAGAATAACTGTATTGCTGTCGGACTTGCTGCGGGATTTGTTGAACCATTAGAGGCTACTTCAATTTCTACAACAATTCAACAAGCAAGAGTTCTATGCTCATATCTTCCAACCTTCTCTGAGAATAGAACATATGGGATAAAAGAATATCATAGAATAATGGATTCTATTATGAATAATATTCTATGTATGATTTCTCTGCATTATATTTCAGATAGATCAGATACAGAAATGTGGAGAGCTCAACAGTCAGCAGAAAAACCAGAATTGTTACAGCATCTTATTGAGTTGTGGAGTATACGTTGTCCGGAAACGCACGATGTGCCATCTACAGGATATGAATTATTTGGCGCACCACATTTATGGCATGTTGCTCAGGGGCAAGGTGTGCTAAAATCAGATATTGCATCAATGCAATTGGATGCTTACGGTGCTAGATCATCTGGAATTGAAAATATAAAAAATATAGCTAAAGAATTTTTATCTCATAAATTGGTGGATCATGGTGAAGAACTCAGAAAAATTAAAAATAGTTAGTCCAAAAGTATTCAATGACATTCCAAAAATAAAAGAAGGTCAAGTATTTCTTTCTCCTCAAATCATGCAATTGATGGATGATGATTGTAGACCTTATGTCAATCTTGGTAATTGGCCAGATTGGTGGAAAGAATTAAGTGGAAGCGAGGGCAGCCTGAAGAGATGTTCTGGCACATCGGATTATCTTGCTACAGGATTTACGATCCCTTTGTGGGCTAAGGCAATGTTTAGGCCATCAGTTGATTATAAGTCGTGGGAAGCGCAATTTGATCTATCTAATGATATTGGAAATTTTGGTATAGAAAGCTTTAACTATGGACAAACGGGAGAATGTCCGGTAACAAAAGTTAGAAAAATTGAAAAAGCTAATTATGTAAAAATAATAAATCCATGGCTAACTAAAACAGCACCAGGATGGTCAAGCCTATTCTTGCCACCATTATGGGATCCTAACCCAAACTACACAATGCTACCAGCCGTAGTGAATACTGATTACTATCATAATGCCCACATGGTTATTAATATCTTAACAGATCAACCATTTGAATTAGAAATCGGTAGACCAATGTGGCACGTAATTCCATTTAAAAGAACAAAGTCTTTAGAGGCTATTTGGGGAGATGAGTCTGCATATAACCTATTGAGATATAGGGGTTTCGGTGGGCCTTTTTCCCCAAAAAGACAAAAAAGTAAATATAAAAAACTTCAAAGAGAAATAGATGAATCTATTGTTTCTGAAAAGAAAAAACTATTAAATAAAATTTTTAATAAAAATAGGAGTTGAAATGGACTTCATATTATCTGACAATGAAAAAATGGCACTTAAGTTAAGTGCTCGTAAAAAATTAGAACTAGAAATATATTCAGCTGCTATAATGGTGGGAATAGATCCAGAGGAATTGGAGATGGTTGATGGTAAATTTACATGGACACCAGTTTTTTCCGGAAATGAAGTAATGGGAGACTCTTGGAAAACTATTACTGAAAAACGTTTAAAGCAAGTTTTAAATGCATATGAAAAATTGATAGGTTCCTGATAATAAGGATTGATATGGATCAAGCTAGTTTCTATTGGCCAGCTGGCACAGCTTCTGCAATAATGGTTGCAGACAATATTGTTGATAAAGAAATATGTGATTTAACTTTAAGTGAGTTAAAAAAATATTATAGTCAAGTCGCTTCACCAGGCCCAACCATTAGTGGGCTAATGCCATCTATTAAAAGTAGCATGGATATAAACTGGTCACATCAAGCGATGGTTTGTCAAAATATTCCAACTGATAAATTGGATGCATGTGAAGTCCATATTGTTGAAAAACTATTTCTCTGCATTGCTAAGTATAGGGAGCAGTTTAGGTGGCTATGGGAATGGAATGATATATCTGATACAGGATTTAGAGTGCAAGAATACAAAAAAGGTGTTGGATACTACAGAGAGCATATAGATGGTGGTATGGGTGATAAGACTTATACCAGAGACAGAATTCTTGCTGCTATAATATATCTAAACGATGTTGAAATGGGTGGGGAAACATACTTTAGGGAGCATGAGTTGAGAGTTCCAGCAAAAGCTGGTTCGATATGTTTATTTCCAACACATTGGACATACCCGCATCAAGGATGTCTTCCAATATCAAATGACAAGTGGATCATATCAACCTTTATACAAACACAAGCTAATGATATAGTTGAGTCTCTTGATGCACAAGAGGAAAAAGAAATTGTATTATCTTCTACGAAAATGCCAAAAAATGACAAGTAAAACCGTATACGATTATTTTACTGGTAGACTATTGACAGTTAGACCAGACCCATTTGTGTTAGATAATGTATTATCTGAAGAAGATTTTAATAGTCTTAAGTATGATATTGAATTAGAAAAAAATAACTCAAACTTAAACTATGATCGCACCATGGGTAGATTCACTATTTCTGATGAAAAATTATTTCAAAAAGAAAAAGAAAAACTTACCAGCCTTGCTAGAAAAATATTTAACTCAGAAACATTAGTTCCATCATATTGTTTGTACGCTGTTTATAGAGGTCACCGGGCAAATTTGCCTCACCACATAGATGATAATGCCTGCACATATACTATTGATTTATGCATTTCATACAAAACGCAGTGGCCCATTTATGTAAACGATATTGAGTTTAAATTAGAGCCGAATCAAGCAGTGTGCTATTATGGGGAAGATCAGTATCATTGGAGAAATAAATTTCCTGATCCAGCGAACAACGAAGTTGAAATGATTTTTTTTCATTTTATTGAACCAGATCATTGGTCAATAATAAATGGTCAAGAATATAGAAAAGAAATATTAGGCAACTGCATTCAACATCAAAAAAAGGTTCTAAAATACTTACTTAATAGCCCAAAGGTAAATAGTGATGGTAGATAATATTAAAATATTTTTTTCTAAAGTTATAGACGCAGTAAAAGAAATGTCCAATAAATCCTATTGGAATAAACCTAACTCTGTTGAGGCTTGGGGTTTTGCTACAAAAATAGCTATTATATTTCCTGGCTTATTATTTGGCAAACAGTGGTGGTGGTTGTATATTTTCGCCATTGCGTCAAGCCTAAGTTTAATATGGTCTTCTACTAAAAAAACCCTTCCAACAATTATTATCTTTAATCTATTATGGGTCGCCTTAGCTAGTGCAGCGATAATTAAACACTTTGTATGATTTCAATAATAACACCTACGTATAACACAGATAAAAATGTGCTTGCCCGCACATGGGCTTCTCTAAAGGGGCAAACATTTAAGGATTGGGAGTGGGTCATTATAGATGACTCAACCAACGACAACGTTTGGCATCAAGTCTATGGTTTTGCTTCTGATGAAAGATACAAAATCCAGATGCACAAAAGTCATGTTCATTCTGGAAATATAGGTCGCAATAAAAGACGTGGATTCATGCTCTCAGAGGGCTCAATATTAGTTGAGCTAGATCATGACGATGAGCTAACTCCAGACGCTCTGACAGAGATTTACGAGGCGTTCCGGGCAAATCCTGAGGTTGGCTTTGTTTACTCGGACTGGTGCGAAATACTGCCCGATGGTCAATCGGGTATTTATCCTAAAGGTTGGGCTTTTGGCTATGGTTCAGAGTACTGGTCTCAAGAGTATGGCGTTTGGGTTATGTCTTCTCCGGAAATAAATCCAACCACCATGAAGCATATTGTTTCTGCTCCCAACCACGTTAGGGCATGGAGAGCTAACGTATATCATCAGTTGGGTGGGCATAATCCAGATTATGAAATTGCCGATGACTACGAATTAGTCGTGAGAACTTTTCTAGCCACTAATTTTTATCATATTAAGAAACTATTGTACAAACAATATACTAGTCCAGCCACAGCGCAGCGTCAAAAGAATGATCTCATACAAAAGTATGTTGCTGAGATATCAGCTAGATATTCTAGCGATATAGATAAAAAATTTGGTATATAAGTTATTTTTTTTGAGAGTGCTCTTGAACAAAACGTTCAACAGCTCTATTAATTTTTTGTGTTAAATTTTCTACTGGTGTGACCATTTCTGAGCAGTCAATATCATAGTATTCCTCAGCGCTAGTAGCGTACGGATCTGAGCAGTATAGTGTACCTTGGTTCATTTTATTCCTTTTCCAAAACTAAACTTTTTTCAAAAATGAAAACGGGCCTCAAAATTTTTTTCCAAATTTACCCTATATAGGGATTTCAGTCCATAGGGGGTCTACGAATTTGTAGGGAACTACTGCGACCACCCATCCCAAAAAGACCTCTTTTAGTATCTGTTCTTAAGAAGCTTGGATTGTCATAGGTTGTAGTGGATCCAAACATCCCACCTCGACCACGTGGAGTTCTTGTCATCATTGTATTGGGGCTCATGGGTGTTCTTGGCATTTTCCTGGACTGAGCTGCTGTTTGACCTAAAAAGTCGTTAATAGCGCTTCCTCCGCGACCTCCAGGTGACATAGTGTCTTGAAATGCCCCTAACATTCTCATTCCAGCTCTTGATAATCTGCTATTTCCAAAACCAGGCATTTGTCTTTCTCCTTAAGTAAAATTAACTTATACTATAATCTATAGTAACGACATTTCCGTCGGTAAACTTTCCTATAAAATCTATATAGTGAACGATATCGCCATCCCTATATGTTGTATAAAAATTCAAAAATCCATGAAAATTAGCGTCTTTATACGAAGATAGCTCAATTGTTTGCTTGTCTAGCCAGCTAAATTCTTTATATAAAAGTCTTCCAGAATCAGCTATCAAATAACTGTCTAGCATACAGTGCAGGTCTTTTGTCTGAAACTCATGACCAGGGGAAAATGATACTTTTTTATTTTCCAAGGTTATTTCTGGAAGATTATATTCTACGTATATTGAATCATACATTCCCATTGGGGCCCCGATCTTAGGTCTATTTTTTTTTAAAAATATATATATGTAATTATAATGCTTTTTTGTATGAATAATAAAAGTTTATTCTTTGGACATAATTAAATATGGAATAAGTATCATCATTGCTGCTAGAAAGAAACCAATTATAACATCAAACATTCTGTTCAATTCCTTTAATGTTGTTTTTAGTGTTAATTCTAGAAAATAAAAGTTTAGATTGGGAGAAAATGCAACCAAAATTGATTGGCATATCTACAAAGTCTTCACGGAAAA